TATACCCCGTAGCGGCGTCTGCACCTCAACTCTCAGCTCTGCACCTAGAATGTCGACCGGGATTAGCTCCCCCGCGAAGCATGAAGACTCTGATACCTGGACAATGGTGAATGTGGCGAATCGGATTAGTGACGCTATAGATGATGAAGAGAACGGTGCGCCCTCTCTGTCTCATCGCCACAGCGTTGGACCCCGATGAAACGTTCCCAAAGTTTAGTAGTCTTTCATTGTACATATCATTGTTATCATAGTTCAGAAGAAAGTTAGGCCTGAGGCCCAGTCCGTGAGAATCTAAGGATTGTGAATGAGTGTGATTGGTCTGAGACCCAGTTGGATCCGAAAGGATAGGCTTTGAGTGGCCAACAGTTTTGTGTTACCTTTCTGACAAAAGGGACAAGCAAAAGCCCAGAATGCAACTTCCGACTTTTGCCCGAGCATCATTTCATGAGCTATCTCCCATAAAGGACTGCCCCCAACTTCGTACGACCCGACTCCCTGATGCCGTCAAGCTTGTGACTAGTACCGTCACATCGCTCGCCCAGACCCTCTCTTCCCGAGATTGGATTTCAGACTACGTGGTAGCTGACGGACCCCATCAATGTGAATTTGCCGCCTATGGAATACGAGACCGAAACAACCAAACGACCGCATGTTGGGCAAGACGCGATGAAATCCTCTTGCCCTCCCGAAAGTATGTGAAGACGATTCGGGGTGTTGGAAAAAGTGGAAAACCTTTCGAAAGAGAGAAGTTTGAAACTGAGTACATCCCCGATTCCTGGTATCGATACATGACATCCCAACAAGACCGTGAAGATTTTCGTGAGATAATGTTGCATGACATTGAGTATAGAGAGCGTATTGAAAGATACGCACCGTACTGTAATGTCGCAAAGTTGTGTAAGGCTATGAAAATACCCTTTGGACAAGCCGGAACTCAAGGACTTTTGTTCTGGCGACTTTGTAAGCGACTTTATGCTCTGAGATATCACAAGCCCATCTCTCGATGTACCTGGCGTATGGTAGTTGATGTGTGGCATAAGAACGATCGTAAGGACTCTGTCCTTCACGACTTCCTGCTTAGTCTGTGGGAAGGATTCCACACATCTCGAAATCTCTCTGGAAAACTTCACTCTGCA